CTGTCGCGTTCGGCGTCGGGTGGCTAGCTGCCAGCATACTGGACCAAATAGGAACAAACAGAGGATGGTACCCGTCGCATTTGGCGCAAAAATAATGATCCACGGTGCGCTTCGCCGCTTTTTTTTTCATTGGCTTCGATACTTGTGTAAACAGGCCTTTCAAATCCAGCAATACTGTTCCTAAATGGACTCGGTCGCAAGTGAATGTCAGCGCAAAATCAAACCAATTGAATCTCATCACGTCGTACAAAATGGTGCTTTGATTGTTGTTTCGGGCGGTCCCCAAAGCGGCAAGACCTGCATAGTTGAAAATTTGCTTTTGCACTGTTTGGAATCGTTTGTGCAAAAAAAGTTTCCCCCGTTCTACATTGGAGCCGACGCCGAAAAAGCGCGGGCTTATTTCGGTGATTTGTTTGATAGTTACCATTGTTTGGCGGATGGGTGCAACAAAGAAGTGTTGGCACAGGCTCAAATATGGCAGTACGGCTTTCAGAATGAGTGCGCCAAGGCTCAACTGAAACAACAAGGTCAGAAATATGTCGAAGCGCAGAAGCACGGCCTGATCGGTGCCAATCAATCCGAGAAAATAAGACCACAGTTGCTTTTTTACTTTGAAAAAGTCAACAACTGGGATTTTGTTAGCGATTGCCTCGAGCAGACACCCGATCACAGAGCATCAAAAACGATATCAATAGTAGAAACAGACAATATGCACTCTTTCGGTCGTTTGAATCCACAAATCGTTATTTTTTCCAGTCTGCTCAATTATGAAACGCACGTGCCGTTTCTGCGCCACCTTCTGCAATGCAGTGCTGCAGTTGCAAAAGATTTGGTAGAAACAGCAAATACTTTTATTGGCGAGCGGAGTATAGCATTGCTGTTGAACTTGAATCAATGGTTTTCTTCGCAGACAAAACGCGGACTGTTTATATACAAGTACGATCTAGTACCACCTTTATTCGAAAAAGTCTGTGCGCTGCAACACGGCAAAAACATACGATCAATCACTGAAATTGGATCAGAAAAACGCGCCACAGACAAAAAAATGTGCCAGTCCAAACGTCGCAAAAGACACAGTGCTAAAGGATCATCAACCACGCAAAAATGAAGTGACTTGACATAGACACACATTTGCGACGCGAACAGCCGCATTTTCGCTATTGCACTGCAATTGTGTTCTATTTCATTAAGCACAGCAGCCATTGACATCTTCGATATCAACAGGGAGCAGCGAAAATTCCGGCTGACGATTGCTGCCTTTGCATATTCCAATAGCAGCCATGCTTGCCGCCACAATGGCAATTATTGCTATCAGAAAATAACTTTTAATTGTCATGCTGCTTGGTTTCCTGTTTGTTACGTTGTCGATTGTATTAAAAATTCTGACACTAAAACAACAAAAAATCTTCACTGGGCAACGACGGCGGGAAACTTTATGACTGAGACGAACGAACAGCATGCACGACACGCGGCTGTGCGGAGCAATTTTGAGACTTTTTTAAATGGTCCCCAACATCAGACATTGAAAGAGGCTCAAGAAAAACACGAAACGGTATTTGAACATTTGAGCAAAGAAAAAAGATGGCGGCGACTGTTACTGCAGCCCATTCCGGGTAGCCATCACAAAATAGCAGAGTTTCGCATACCGTTGCATTTTCTGGCATGGAAGGCAGCCCGATTGTTAGTTTCGCCTAAAGAATCTCGCGTCAAATGGCGTGCAGAATGGTTTTCCGGACAGCAGCACATTATGCATGTCGACTCAGATCTGGTTTCCTTGTATGCGGACCTGTCTAGCGATTTCAAAAGATCAGATATCGAAGACGAATGTATTTTGCTGTTCGAACCTTCCTTATCCGCTCAGCCCAATCTGATTTGCAGCCAAGATATCATCAGAATTGAGCGTGATCTAGACACCGGGAAAGCGACATTCAGGCTAATTGTTGACGTTTGCGAAGACATTTCTCTGGGTGAAACCATTCAGTGGCGCGAAGCGGTCGTCAACGCCCAGACGACAATGGTGCGACACGTTGCGCAAAAAATAGTTTTGTTGAACAACTGCAACGGAACCACTGTCCCGAGGCAGCTTTTTTTTTCGAACATTGGGAATGCTTTGCTTATTCGAGTGGACGACCTTGATCGAGTGGATTGCCCCGAATCGATTTTACCTCCGTTCAATTCGTGCAAATTATATTTAGACGATGGCGTCAAAGAGAAAAGACTCTTCCTGACGGTGACGCAGGCTGATCTTTATCAAATCCGTCCAGGCTGGTTTGTCATACCAATGAGTCCCGATCTGTCGTCGTTTCATGTTCTGTCTGCAACTTCTTTGTCCGCATTTCGAGACAGAGGTGCGGCGCTCGACGCCTCACGTGCAAACATAAGTATCGAATTTTCTGGACAAGCGCCTGACATGTTCTGGCAAGCTACAATTTACTGGCAACATGTCAATTGGATGTGTTACAGCAACGGTTTAAAAGCTGTATTGTATGTGTAACGTCACAATAATAAAAAGTTCTTTTGCACGCAAGCAATCGGCGAACAAAAAAAGCTTCAAACCAAAACAAAAAACATCAACCGTTTGTGGCACTGCAGATTGTTCATTAGTCAAAAAATCAATAAATGCAATTGGATCGTCGCGTCACTGAACACTACGAGCAAAGGCTGCCCGAAAGCCGCTGGGACAGAAAAAACAGTCCAGTCGGCAATCTGAAAATTGTCAACAATCTGATGAAAAGAAGTCTTATCACCGAAGCTTTGTCGATGTTGAATCAAGAAAAGTCGCAGGCGATTCGGATTGTCGACTTGTGCGGCGGCAAAGGCGGCGATTTGAAAAAGTACATTCATGCGTGCGGCGACAGTCAGCGGCGTATAGAGTATCTGCTTCTTGATATCAGTCCTAGTGAGGTGCAGCGAGCAAAAGACCGCTTTTCTCAGTTGCCTGTGCACGAAAAAGCCCTTTTTGACAAAGCAACTTTTCTCTGCGCCGACATATGCGATCAAACGGCGCTGGCTCATTTGAGCAGTCAGATAGCGAATTTTTTAGGCACATGCGACATTGTTTCGTGTCAATTCGCGCTGCACTATCTGTGCGAAAGCGAAGAGAAGTTTCGCAGCTTCTGGAAAACTGTCAATCTGTTTGCCGCGCAAAAGCAGACAAGCATACTGTTGCTATCTTATCCGTCTCGCAAGCGAGTGGTGGAGTGGTGTCGTCATTACGCCAAACAATCTGGTGGCGTTGAGACTTTGCAAAAAATGCAACCGCTCGACAACGCATTGTGCGGTCTACGCGTGACAGATGCAACGGCATTGCGCACCATGGCGTCTGACAAGACTGTCGAAAATGCACTGCAAGCACTGCCACGATATGGCGTATCATATTGTTTCAGTTTGCGGGGCGCTATAGATGATTGCCCTGAATTTCTTGTACCTGCCACAATCGATTTGCACAGTATAGCAAAAGAAGAAGCTGAGTTTATCTGTCGCTCAGAGATGACAGTGGACAATTGTGGAGTGATTGCCAACAATGGGTCGTGCAGTCGCGAAAAAAATTGTGCACAGATTGCACAGCAAACAATCAGCGCCGACGAATATCAAGTCTGCTGCCTGTACCAGTATGCCATCTACAAAAAAACACCAGCAGACTATGAAAAGACAGGAAATTCAAGCGACATCGGCGGCAGGCCTGAAACAACTTCACAATCAACGATGCATGTAGACAACGCGGCAAATAATGCGGCTCAAGTTGATCACAACGCGACGTCAAAAGTCGCCGGTGACACAAAAAAAGCGTCTCGAAAAAGAAAAAAACAGACTACAGAATCTCAAGCACAGCAGCAGGACGTTGTAAAGCCCCGTCGCAGCGCACGTTTGCGAGCAAAGAAAAATTGAATGCAAAAAACAGACTGATCTTGTTTTTATTGCGTAGAACGCGCGGTGCTATCGAAATAAACCACTGGCATACACCTCGTTGCTTGCTGCAGAAAAAGACTTTGTCGAAGTGAATATACTCTGACTCTCATCTTCTTTCAGCAAAACGATCTGTTTGCGACGAGCGTTGGAACATTGTTGGTCCGTGTGGCACAAACATTGTACGCACAAAATCTCGTTGGTCAGTAGACGAAAAGTTTGTTCTTTGTCATTGCCGCATTCGTGACAGACAGCGCAGGCAGGATCTGATTCTGTCAATGATCGCCGTTCCCACAAACCAGAGTCGTCGGCCGATGGCATACACTGATGTTCGCCTTGACAACCCCAGTAGGCGGCTGCAATGAGTAAACAGCGAACACTGCAAAACTTGTGACATCGACTGGAGCATTGCACAAATCTTTGATTGACTTTGCAGTGCGACCGGCAAAGAGAACAGATATTCATTTTCAGACTTAAAAATTTTGAGGGGTGGCGTTTTTTACGGTTGACTGGCTTTTCGAACAGAAGCAATACAGTCATTTGCCTACTATGCATTCAGTTCCGAGAGCCTCAGCTGTCAAAATACAAATAAATACACATTCGCCTGTGACAACTAACAATGAGCGACGACGAATATCCGATTCTACGTCAGCGTTCATTGTGGTCTTCCGACAGTCCTGTGTTGATACGGGCCATCGAGTTGCACAAAGAGCGTCTCGATTGCACTCGTCTGTGCAATATTCGAGTTTCGCACAAAGCAATCACAACTGCCGATTTAAACTGTACCTCAATCAGCGTGTGATAGATAGTTGTGATGTGCAAGGTAGCAGACTCAGGCATCAATTCTGTCCGCGACGCGACAACCGTTTGTGGTTTGCAAGCGCTTTCCGCCTTCTACGGCTGGGCTGCGGATTGAGCAAATTGGTCTGTGACACGATATTGACGCATTTGGCTGTATTTGATGAAAGCATAATTGACGGCGGTCCCGCACAATTGATTGAAAAAAGGCGCCAATGTGGCATTGATTTTTTGCAGCCATTGTATATGGACTATTTAATGCAGAATCAGTATGCACACTGTATCTATGATATGCTTGAAATATCAATAGAGTGCACAGCAGAGTGCGATTGTGTCTTTATTGCTGATGAGTACAATCTGACCGATACACCGCGACTTGACGAATGTAATCCAAAAGATTTAGGCATAACTTGGTGGGATAATTACAGATTTGAGGGTCCCACAATGTCGCCTTGCGAGCATGTTTTTGATCTTACTTTGCCCGCAACAGGCTTCGTCGATGCAATTTTGTTTGTATTTCAACTTGACACCGCACGAAACACTGTTGCTCCATTTCAACGATTGTACATGTATTTTAATGGTCACTGCATGTTTTCGGCGACCGCTGAACCATTGCAATTGATTTCTGATCGTCACGATCTGTTTGCCCTACCGCTTCCGCCGCCATTTACCGAGCAAATAGATGCAGTGTATCCGTCCATGTCCGGCGCTGCGCTAACGAAACTGGGCACTGGGACCTGGCAGTGTCCGACAAAAGGTTGTTTTCTTAATAGCGTCTTTGTTGATTTTCGGTTGGAAGGAGTCCATTGGTTCCGCTCACTGACGATTTACGCTCAAAGACGCGGCAAGGCTCAATAAATATTTCGCTTTGATCTGCTAACCGCTCAATGATGACTGAATCAAAACAACAAAATCATATTCCGACGCTTGCTGTCTTTACAATCAGAAGATGACGACGACGACGAGGAAGACGACGACGACTTGGTGGGCAGACGCGACAAAGGTGGCAGTTGAGGCAAATTTTTAGCGTAGAAATTAAGAAGAGTGTCCGATAAGTAAGTGTACGACACAACAGAGAGTGCATCCTGACTTAAAAGTCGACATTGCTTCGTTCATCTTTTTTTTGTGAGAACCACATGAACTACCAAACAAACTGCAATATGTCAAGTGAGGAAACCTCTTATCGTAAACGCTTTGTCAATTTCCTTGACCGCTACCGCACCGAGAAACTTGTGCAGGGGGCCAGTTCTATAGCTGTGTTTGCACTGGTAGTCTCACTGATTGTTTATGCCGTTTTCTCGTGGGCAGACGTTTTTCAAATTGGCATGAGTCAACGGGAACAAGTCCTGCACATTGCGGTACCTATTTTTGTGGCAGTGGCACTATTTCCGATGGGAGCGAGCAATTTTATGCGAGCCATAGACATTGTCGACGAAGTTGGCGAAAAAGAAGAAGAATAAACGAATCGCGGATTTCATTTCTTGTACAGTTACGCAATGTCTGAGTTGGCAAGTCTCTTTTCGATCTCTGCAATTACTTCCTCCG